GCGATGCGTCGCCCCTTTTCTCTGTGAGGACCGCACGCATGGGCTTGGCTCAACACGTAACCCCGAGGATCGTCATTCCCCTGCTTGAGGGCAATACGGTATCGCTTCGGGGCCTGAATATCGACGACTTCTCTGCGCTCTTGGTGGATCACTTGGAGCCTGTCTCGAAGATCGCCGAGCTTTACGCCGTTCACAAGAACAGCGTCTTTTCGAACAAGGCGTTCCAAGGCTTTCTGATCGGGATCGCGAAGGATTTCCCTCTGATCGTCTCGGAAGTTATTTCCATGTCAGCCGACGAGCCTGAAGCGCGCGACGTCAAGCTCTCGACCGGGCTTCAGATTTCGTGCCTGACGGCGATTATGAAGCTGACGGCTGAAGAGGCCGGTGGCCTGGGAAACCTTTTCGCTCAACTCGGAGCGCTCGGCAGGGGGGTATTCGCGACCGTCGCCGACGAGTTGGGCGGGACGCAAGCCAACTAGCGATCTTCTATTGGGCCTGGCGGGAGAACGTGAGCTTCTTGATCGGGAACGGCCATGTAGGCGCTTCGCAATACACACTTGGCCGAGTATGGGCCGAGATGGATATGGCGCAGCGGCGACGGAATAGCGAGATCGCCTCGCAAGCGGCGATCGACAAAGCGGTGCAAGCAGCCGTGCATGGCGGCAAGAAGGGTAACAACCTTCTGAAGGAAACATTGAAGGGATTGACGGATGGCGGGAGCACTTAGTCGTCGCGATATCGAGATGATCTTCCGCGCCGAGACGGACAAGGCAACTCGTCCTATCGGTGAATTGACCCGCGATGTTAAGGCGCTTCGGGGAGCACTCGAAGAGCAGCTTGCCGCAGCCAACCGTGGCGAAGTCAGTCTCGACAAACTGGCCGAGACGACCCGCGATCTGAAGAAGGCGCAAGACGAGCTTGGCACCGCTCGCTCGCTCTTGACGCAGTTGAACGGGCAAGAGAAGGCCCTGGCCGCCGCCGAGGCCCGCCTGGCGTCTGCTACCGCGAAGTACGATGCTCTCGGTACGCAGATCGCCGGGGCCGAGGCTCCGACCAAGCGCCTGACGCAGCAATTCGAAGCTGCCGGTCGGGCGCAGGCCGCCGCTGCCGAGTCGCTCGATCGCGTGCGGGCGCAGACCGCCGAGACGCGCCAGCAGATCGAAGGGATCATCGGGCCGGTCGAGAACACCAGCAACGCCTTTCGCGACATTGCCGTCAACAGCCGGGAGATCAGCCGGGGCCTGGCGATTGCGGGCACGGCGGCAGACGAATTCAAGGGCAAGCTGGCCGGCCTGACCGCCGAGCAGGCCAAGGCCGCCGCCGATCGCAGCTTCAACCAGCAAGGCCTTGACGCCGGGCTGTTGCAGGCACAGGTGACGTACATCTCGCAATTCGAGAATCGCGTCCAGTTGCTCACACAGGCCAAGGCCGAGCTTGCCGCACAGGACGCCGCGTTTCAGCGGGCGCTCTCGGCCCAAGAGGCGAAGGTCGGCGCTGCCAACGTGCAGCAGTTGAAGACCGCTTTCGAGGAAGCTGCCGCCGCCGAAGAGCGGATCAAGCAAGTCACCGCGTTCCGGCAGCTGGCCGCTGACGTGCAGGCCGCCGTCACCGATGTTACGCGCTTCGGTGTGTCCGCTGACGGCGGCGCGCAATCTGCCGATCGGCTGGCGACGTCGTTGCTCGCGATCCTTCAGCCGAGCAAGGCCGCCACGGCGACGCTCAACGGCCTGGAATCGACTGTCACCCAAATCTCCGACTCGCTCGACGGCAAGGGCCGCAAGAGCGCGCAGGAATACGCGGTCGCGCTTAACGGCCTGACCGAGGCGGGCGCGAGCATTGGCCGGATCGCGCAGAGCATTGACGCCTTCAAGGATCAGCAGGCCGCCGTGGACGCCGCCGCGACCGCTTTCCATGCCGCGCAGTCCGAAGCCTTGAAGCTCGCCGCAGACCTTGCTACAACGGAGACGCCGACTCGGGAATTGGCGCAGGCGCTTCGAGACGCCGAGGCCGCCGTCACCACCACCGGCACCGCACTTCAACAAGAGGGTAACAAGGCCGAGGCCCTGGGCGCGAAGCTCCGCCGTGCCGGAGTTGACACGGCTAATCTTGCCAAGGAGGAAGAGCGGCTAACGCAAGTGGCGACCGAGGCCGCCGCCGCGCAGGCCGAGATCGACGGCGAGACGAATGGATCGAGCAACTTCCTTGGCTTGAATGTCCAGGACGCAACCAATCTCGGCTACCAGATTAACGACATCTTCACGCAGCTTGCGAGCGGCGCGTCGATCTTCACCGTGCTCGCGCAGCAGGGGCCGCAAATCTGGCAGATCGGCGGCGTCCAGGCCTACATCGCCGCGCTCGGGCCTTTGCTGCCAATCCTGCTTGCGGTGGCCGCTGCAATCGCCCTGGTGGCCGCCACGGTCAAACGAGCCAACGATCGAGCGGCGGAGCTTAACAGCGCCACAGCCTATGTGAAGGCGCTTGGCGATCAAGGGACTCTGACGGCCAAGCAGCTTGCCGACGCTTCGACGGCCATGCAGGACTTGGGTGTATCCGCAGAGGACGCGCGGAAGCTGACCCGCGACTTCAGCAACGATGGACTCGATCCGCAATTTCTCGAAGCCTTCACCCAGGCGGCGAAGAATGCTGCCGACGTCACCGGCAAGGATTTCAAGGACGCCTTCGAGGCGCTGACCGGCGCGATGAAGGGCGGCTATGACCAGGTTGTCGCTCTCAACGAAGAGTTTCCGGTACTGACCGACGCCGAGCTTACGCAGATCAAGGCGATGTACGACTCCGGCGACGCCAGCGAAGCGCGCCGGGCGGTCTTCGAGCGCTTCTTCGACAAGATGCAGGAAGGTGCCGACAATCTCAACGGCCCTTGGTCGAACGCGGTTGACAACTTCCAGAAGGCCTTCACGCGGTTGCTCGATTATCTCGGCACAACCACCGTCGTTAAGCAATTCATCAAGGAAATCGACGAAGCCCTGATCGGCCTCAACTACCTGTTGCTGCGCGCACGCGGGTTCACCAATGAGCAAGCGGGCAACGCGGCGGTCAATGCCAGTGGTCGCGCACCAGGCCAGCGTCCCAGGACGGGCGGTGATCCTGGCGGGACGCGGCAGAAGAGCACGGCGGCTGGCCGGGCCGCCGCCGACGACGCCGAGCGGGAAGTCAAAGCGAAGAAGCGTCAGAGCCGGGAAGAGCTTAAACAGAATGCGATTCTCGACGCACGCCGCAAAGCACAGGCCGCAGGCTATGGCGCTGACGATCAAGCGCGTCTCGAAGCTGCCGCTGGACGCAAGGCCGCTGAAGATTATGACGCGCGAGCCGCAACGCGCGGTAACGCTGCGCGTCGTCGGGCAGACGCCGCCGCACGTCGGGACGCCAACGCGGCCAAAGCGCTCGCCAACCAGATCGACAACCAGGCTGACAGCCTTGCTACCGCGCTCGATCAGATGGGATCGAAGGTCGCCAAGGTCGCGGCTGGCACGCTCAAAGATCAGTTGTCGAATGCCGCCACGGCGGTAGAGCTTCAGTATCAAAAGCTGTTCCGTCAGCTTGACGAATTCTCGGCGATCACGAAGGGCCGAGGCCGGATCGGCAACTTGTCGATCGAGCAGTATCGCGAGCAGATCAAAGCCAACGAAGTCATTCTGACGCAGCAAGCGCAGTTGAAGGTCTATGAAGACAACATCAACGACACGCTGAAGCAGCGACAGGCGGCGCTCGCCAATATCGAAGACCAAGCCAACCGTGGCCTGATCTCCGGCGCTGAAGCGATTCGGCAGACGCAAGAAGTTACTTCCAAATTCGATCCGCTCATTGCCTCGCTTACCCAGGCGGCGGTGTTGTTCGCGAAGTCGATCGCCGGGGCCAGTCCCTCGGCGGAGTTGCAGGCATTCATCGCCAAGATGGAATCGCTCGGGCAGCGCAATGCCGGTGACGGCCAGGCGTCGGTGCGAGACAGCGCGCAGTCTAATCTCGGTCGAGAGGAAGCTAAACTCAATCAAATCCTGGCCGAGCGCAACTCGCTCGTCGAGACGTACAACACTCTCGCGCAGCTTGGCGTCATCACGCAAGAGCAGGCAAGGCGGAAGTCCGCAGACGCCTTCAATGCGTCGAAGGGCCTTATCGACCAGCAGATTGCACAGACGCAGCAGACCCTAGCAGCGGCCAGGGCGGCAGCGGCAGGCAATGCGCCCTTGCTTCTGCAATACGACGCGCTCGCCGCCAAGCTCAACCTGGTGGCGGTCCAGGCGCAGTATGCCGATCCCCGGTTGGTGCAGTTGAAAGGCTCGATCGACGGCCTGATTACACAGAACGCCTTGACCGCTATCGACAAGATCGCGGAATCCTTTGCTGGCGCTATCGCTGGTACGCAGACCTGGGGCGACGCCTTGGTTAACGCGGGCCTGGCGTTCCTGGAATTCATCGGCAATACGATCCTGGGTATCGCCCGGCTGATCCTGCAAATGATTATCCTCTCGGCGATCGAGAAGATCACCGGCATTCCCGTCGCGGCGCTTCTGCAATTCAACGCGGCGATCAGTGGCGGCGGCGGTGGCAAGACCGGACTCTTCCACGGCGGCGGTGAAGTCGGCAGCTACGCGGGCGGCCAGCAGACCACCACCCGGCAGATTTCGCCCCTGGCCTTCGCGCTCGCGCCTCGATACCACGAAGGCACCCCGAGCGTCGGCCTGAAGCCAAACGAGCAAGCCGCCGTCCTACAGAAGGGCGAGAAGGTTGTAACCGAAGAGCAGCAGCGGCTTGAGAACAAGCGGGCTAACCAGCCTGCCGGTGGTCGGGGCTTGCGTCAGGTGCTCGCGTTCGGTGACGACCAGGTTGCAGCGGCGATGGCCGGGCCTGCCGGAGAGGACGTGACAGTGACGCATATCCGTCGTAACACCCCCCTGATTAAGCAATTGCTGGAAAGCTGATATGGACGTCGATCTGCCTGTCTGGACGATCCGCCCCAACTGGAAGGGCGGGGTGCTTGAGCGCCTGGAGTGGCTGACGGACGTGCTCACGTCGGACACCGGCAACGAGCAGCGCCGGAGCGTGCGATTGTCGCCACGGCGGAGCTTCGAGTTTACCGTCAACCCGACTCGCGAGGATCGTACCTATCTCGATCTGTGGCTCCACCGCCTAGTCGGGGAAAATTGGCTTGTCCCGTTGTGGCACGATCAGGCCGCGCTCGCCGAGGGTGCAGCGGTGGACGACACCCAACTGCTATTCGACAACACCTATCGCGAATTCACCAACGGCGGCTACGCGCTGATCTACGGCGACACCTTCAATTGGGAAGTCGTGCAGATCGAATCGCAGGAAGCGGGCGGCCTTACCTTGTCTTCGCCGGTCGAAGGCGCTTGGCCCGCGCGCACGAAGTTATTTCCGTTGCGAGTAATGACGTTGAGCACGCAGACCAAGCTCGAAGCTCTGACAAGCCGCGTCGGCGAGAGCCAATTGCTCTTCACTGTCAATGAGGCCAACGATTATCCCGAGATCATGCCGGACGAAACGGTCTATATGGGGTCGCCGATCGTCACGCTGCCGCCCAACCGCAAGCAGTCGATCACGCTCGATCACGTCCGGCTGATCGACGAACAGGATGGCGAGATCGGCCTTCGCTACCGCAAGTCCGATGTCAACCGCGCGTTCGGTGTGCAGCAACACAATTGGCAAGTGAAGGGGCGGCAGGCGCAGAGCGAATTCCGCAACATGCTAT